GTAACGCAGAAGTAAATACAGGGACTGAGTAATGGCTAGTATACACAAAACCATCAGAGCTGCACTAGAAAGCCGACTAGCCACGTTAGCTACTGCTAACTCTTTTTCTGTAGCTTACGAGAATGTCTCCTTTAACCCTATTACTGGCACTTCTTTTGTTCAGTGTGAGTTTATTCCCACGCAGCGTATAAGAGCAGCAAGAGGCCCAAACGCTCAAATACTTTATAGGGGCATCTTCCATATAAACGTACACTCACCAGAGAATGCTGGCCCCGCTACAGCGGAGACCTTAGCTGAACTACTTATTGACAACTTTGAGTCAAACACTGACGTCTCTTATACAAGTGGCGGCACAACAACGATCGTATCTATAGACTATGCTGAGAGACAGCAGGGTTTCACGGATACGCCTTGGTACTACATACCTATTACAATCGGATGGCACATTTACAATTAGGAGAATAACACATGCCTACCTTCGCACAGGGTTCACGATCTAGCCTAGCCTACGCCGTGGAATCTACTTTCGGAGTTTCCCCAGCTCCGGCAACAGAAACTTACATTAGCCTGCCGTTTACTTCACACGGACTAAACCTAACCAAAGACTTGGTTGCTGGTTCTGACATCCAAGCTGACCGTATGCCTCGCCATGAGCGTCACGGTAACAAGCAGTCTGCTGGTGACATCGTAGCCGACCTTCGTAAAGCTGACTTCGACCCCTTTATTGAATCAGCCATGCTTAGCACTTGGGCCGCTGACGTAATAAAAGTTGGCACAACCCCTAAGTACTTTTCTATACAAGACTACTCTGCTGACGTTGATCAGGCTCGTCTGTTCTCTGGTCAAACAGTTTCTACTATGGGCTTCTCTATTGCCCCTAACCAGATGATCACAACTACATTTGGTATGGTCGGTAAGGGTATGTCTGTGAGTGCCAGTGAAGCTGTCACGGTAACCGCTTCTTCGACTAACTCGCCTTTTGACTCCTACTCAGGAGACCTTAAAATTGGCACCACAGGAGGTGCTCTTAGTACTGCTCCTATCATTACTCAGATTGACTTTAATGTATCCAACTCATTTGCACCTACCTTTGTCGTAGGTAACAGTGAGACCCCAGCACTTGAGGTTGGCCGTGCAGAAGTCACTGGTTCATTCTCCGCATACTTTGAGGATGACGCTCTGATTAATCGCTTCCTTAACGAAACAGAGTCAGCTATTGAGGTGTCGGTAGATGACCCGACAGCCGCTAACCCCTATACCTTCCTATTCCCAAGAGTTAAAATCAACTCTGCCGATGTAGGTGTAGATGGCCCAACTAGCCGTATCATTAGCCTGAGTTTCACAGCTTTGTACGACACCACATCTGCAACAAACTTGCAGATTACTCGTACATCCTAAACCCTAGCTAGGGCGGGGGGCATCGGTGTCGGGTCTGATGCTCCCCTTTTTACTAACCCGACATAACCCTGACAGGAACCTGACATGGACTTAATGAACTTAAAACCTACCTCCGACACAGTGGAAGTACTCTTAGTACACCCATCTAGCTTGGAGTCACTCACTAACGCAGACGGTAGTGAAATGTCTGTCACAGTATTCGCTCCCCATACTAAGGAGTATAAGGCTGTGATGCATGAACATACAAACAAACGTATTGCAAAAGCATCAAAGAGAAAAGCTACTAACTTTTCCGCAGAGGAGCTAGAGGCAGATACTATCGACCTCCTAGTCCGCACAACGACAGCTTGGGACATCACCTATGATGGTAAGAAGCCTGAGCTAACGCCGGCACTCTGTAGAGAAGTCTACACACAGTTGTTTTGGATAAAAGACCAGATAGAGGAGGCTATTATTGACTCTGTGGATTTTACCAAAGCCTGATCGAAGACTTACTTGAGTTTGCGGAACACTCTTTCGCACTCAGCAAGACCGATGAAAGTGGTACAAGCAAACTTGCACATTTAACACAAGTAGAAAGGCAGACGGGTATTAGACCAAGGGAATTAGAGGGACCAGACTTCCCAGTTCTTTTGTCTCATATCTGGTCTGCCTTTGTTGCATGTAGCAAGGGAAGGACAGGGGGTTTTAGTGGTGCTAACCCTCTCCCCTACGAAAGTATAAAAGCTTGGATGGAACTTACAGGCACACCACTAAACCCAAGAGAAGTAGAGCTCGTTAAAGAGCTTGACGTGATATACATAAGGACGCAGTAATGCCAGTAGTAGACCTCAGATTTGTAGTACACAAAAGGGAAGACGTTGAACTAGCAACCAAGTCTCTAGTTGCGTTTAACAAGGTCAGCTTGCTTCGTCAAACTAACTATGATGCAGAAGCCGCTGCTGCTAAGAGAGGTATGACAGCTACTACCAAGTTGCTTTCGTTAGATCGTAAGCTTACCACCCAGCGTAAGATCGAAGCGCAGATGGTTGAAGACGGTCTTATGTCTAAGAAAGCACAGGCCGAGGCCTCCGATAGATATGACAGGATTCTTGAGCAAGAAACTAGGACGCTTCAAGACTACATAGACACTGACAGAGTGCTAGTAAAAGAACAGAGGGATGCCGCAAAGGCAGAGGAAGCGTTAAGCAAGCAGCGGACTAAAACTAAGAACGAGACCGAAAAACTTAGAAAAACCTACGACAGCACTTACGCTGCCACTAAGAGGTACAAGCAAGGTCTTTTGGACATCGACAGGGCCTTTGAGGGTATGGAAGATGGGCCTGAGAGGGCTTCCCGTGCAATTAAAGCACTAAAGTCTGATTACCAAGCTTTCATATCTGCCAGTAAGTCTGGTGGTATTGTAGATGCAGGAAACCAGTTTGCTCGTTACGGAGATCAAGCATACAGGGCCCAACAGAGAACTAAGAGGTTTGCGTCAGTTGGTCTGCAACAAGCGGGTTATCAGGTCAACGACTTTATTGTTCAAATTGCCTCGGGGCAGAACGCACTCGTAGCCTTTGGGCAACAGGGTTCCCAGTTAGCTGGTATCTTTGGTACTAGGGGTGCAATTGCGGGTGCGATTATTGCCGCTGTAGCTGCCTTGGGTAACTTAGTTTATCAAGCTTATATGGCTCAAAAGGGTATTAAGACCCTTGAGGATGCTCTTAGTGATCTGGGAGATGCACTCTCAATGGTATCAGAAGCTGAACAAACTATAGCAGACATTGGGTCTGGTGAGCACTTCGGCCACATGGCAGAGCAGGTAGACATACTTGCCGAGTCACTTAGGTCTCTAGGCATTTCTCTGGGTCTGGTTGAGTTAAAGGCAGGGATGAAGTCGGTAACTGATATTAATATGGGTTTAACGGACGAGTTCATAGCGGGCACTATTAAACAGGGTAAAGATTTGGCCCTAGCCTTAATACCGTTTGAATATTTTCTTAGGAAGAGGAAGACTCTAGAGGAGGAGATGCTAGACACTCAGGCTACTGAAATGGCAGGTGATCTCTTTGGCCCGGATTCTAGTAAGGTTGGGTATACGGAAGCCTTTTTACAGGACTTAGCAAAGCTACAGGAAGAGCCAGCTCTAAATGCCGAAAAAATATCAAAGAGAGTAACCCGCTTCGTGGCTCAGGCAGACAGTTGGGGCTTTGAGAAAGGTACGGCTGACGGTAAGAAGCTCATGGCACAGTTAATAGAGTTAGCGAATAAGTCTGCGGAAATAGCAGAGGCGCAATCTGACTCTGCTAGGATAGCGGAAGCCGCAGCTGATGCGGAAGAGAAAAGAGTAAAGGCTGAAGAGAAAAGCGCCAAGGCGTTAGACGACCTTGTAGCTAAGGCAGTTAAAATGGGCGGGGTCAATCAGGCAAACGGCGCTAGAGAGCTTTTAATAGCTAAACAGAAACGTGAAGCCTTAGACGAGTTCGAGAAACTAAAAAAGGCGGGTGTTGATGTTACCGAAGCAGAGGCAAAAACCGCAATGGCGGCACTGCTGACGGCACATGAAGCTGCACTGGCAAAGTTCGACGCATTAGCTGCTGAGAAAGAAAGACTTAAGGTTGCAGAAGCAGTTGCTAAAGCCTTGAAACAAGAAGCGGACCTGATAGAGAAGGCACGAAAAGCAGCTCAAGCGATTATCGACCAGCAAGCTAAGGCTTACAAGACTGAGCAAGATAGCCTTGACACGCAAAGAGATAAGAACGAGCTACTTCGGATAGAAGAAGAACACGGAAAGAAGAGTGAACAGGCTCTTGAGCAAAGGATAGCCGCTGCTCAAAACTTAGTTAGCATACGGATGACAGAGAAGTTCTTAGCGGGTGGCATCACTGACGCAGAGGCTGACTTGATCGCAGAGGCACTGCAAGTAGCCGAGCAGGGTGAAAGGTTTGCAGACAGCTTACAAAGGTCTCTAGAAAACACTAGGTTGATGAACACTGAAATCTCTAAGATGCAAGGACTTATCAACAACATGGCTGACTTCGGATCGGGTGTAAAAAAGAGGTTGGCAAAGGCAGAGGCAGTTGGCAAAGCCTTGCGTGAAGGTACGCCCACCAGTGTAGCTGGAGCTATTTCTGATCAGAATTTTGATAATCAGAAGGTGTTTGACGCTTCTAAGGCACAGGTACTGAAATTGCCGCCAGAAATGCAAGAAGGTGCCTTAACAGAAGCTCAAGATCTCTATGATAGTAACAACAAACTCATCCCCGTTTTAGAAAAACGGTTGCTCCTAAACGCTAAACTTGCAGCGTCTAAGAAGACTAGCGGCGGTGCAAAAACCCCTAAGTCTGCCCTTGATATTCTGCTTAAAGAAGAGCGGTCTATGAGCCTTAAGCTAGATCAACGCAGTGCGCTAATAGGACTCACTGAAAAAGAAGCACGACTAGAGAACGCCAAGTATGGTCTGATGTCTAAAGTGCAAGAGCAGATGGCTACTATGAGTGCGTCTCAGAAAGCTGCCACTATCGCTGAGATAGAGGGCATAGCTCAGAAGTATGCTGCTGAGCAAGAGCTGGTTATCTTGCGGGAAGAAATAGACGCTCGTAACAAAGCCTTAGCAGATAGTATTGCTGGCAGTATGGGTGACGCCTTTATGTCTATGGTTGACGGCACTAAATCAGTTAAGGATGCCTTCAAGGACATGGCTAGGGCTATCATAAAAGAACTGTACGAAGTCCTTGTCGTTCAACGACTCGTAGGAGATGCTAAAGCAGGCACTGGTATTGCTGGAGTTATTTCCAGAAACATTCCATCGTTTGCCAATGCTGATGGTAACGCCTTCAGCCGTGGAAACGTAGTACCTAATGCTAATGGCAACGCTATGAACGGTGGCAACGTAGTACCTTTTGCTAAGGGGGGTGCAGTCAGCCGTGGCAACGTAGTACCCTTCACAAATGGGGGTGCATTCAACCGTGGCGGCTTAATGCCCTTCACAAAGGGGGGCGCATTCAACCGTGGCGGCTTAATACCTTTTGTTGATGGTGGTGTGTTATACGATGGTGACGTATTACCTTTTGCTAATGGAGGTGTCATAGGCAGTCCAACTACCTTCCCGATGAGTGCTGGTCGTACAGGCCTAATGGGTGAAGCTGGTCCAGAGGCTATTATGCCACTTAAGCGTGGTGCTAATGGTAAGCTAGGGGTACAGGCCGAGGGGAGTGGCTCTAGTAATGTTATCATCCACCAGAGCTTTAACTTTGCAGCTAACGGTGATGAGAGTGTCAAGAAGCTCATTGCACAGGCTGCACCAAAGATTGCCAGCATGACTAAAAGCTCTATAATTAGTGATCGTCGCCGTGGTGGACAAATGAAAGCAACCTTCGGGTAAAGGAAGTATAACAGATGGCACTGACGTACCCACTAAGTACACCAACGACTATAGGGCTTGAAAGTATCGAGCTACGTGCAGTCAATGCTGTAGCTACCTCTCAGTCACCCTTCACATATAAGCAACAGACTATCGTACATGGTGGGCAGAGGTGGGAAGCCTCAGTCAGCATTCCCCCAGTAAAACGTGACTTAGCTGCTGAGTGGAAGGCTATGCTAGTTGGCCTTAAAGGTTCCCACGGCACGTTCTTATTAGGTGACCCTGACTATGCCACGCCAAGGGGTACTTGTACTTCATGCGTGGTCACAGGCACTGTGGGTGATGATGCGGTTAGTGTCGTACTGACTGGTACACTTAAAGCTGGTGACTACCTACAACTTGGGGCTGCTGGTGGTGCTAGGCTACATCAAGTGCTTGAAGACATCTCTGCCGATGGTACTGTAAACATCTGGCCTGCACTCAGGGATACGTACACAAGTTCTACTGGCACAGCAAACCTAGCGAGCCCTAAAGGGGTCTTCAGACTAGCACAGAACGTTACTTCATGGTCAATAAACAGTGCCTCTGCTTATGGCATAAGTTTTGAAGCCGTAGAAGTTATAGTATAAGAGGAGATACTGAATGTCCACTTATGGGTCAAGAGACCTTATAGCTACAACTAACACTGACATAAACGCAGATACAGTTTTTCCCTTTTTCGCCGTTGAACTTTTGTTTAGTCCAGACCCCACCACCGGAGCTTCTAAAGAAGTTCGCCTGTGGACAGGGCAAGGGGATATTACAGCTGGGTTGATAGGGCTAGTGGGAAAGGTCTACACTGGTGTAAGTAGCCTACTGAGTATTTCAACAGTAGATGAAACCTCTGACCTTGACGTAAAGGGTGCCAGCATAACTTTAAGTGGGATCACTGACCCACTTCTGACTTTAGCTCTTAGTGAACCTTATCAGGGTCGTGTAGCTAACATCTACTTTGGTACCAGTAGTGCTCCTACTAACCTGAACCCTATCTTCTCTGGGTACATGGACCAGATGAATATTTCTGAGGCTGCTGACAGTTCACTTATCGAGCTTCAGGTAGAAAACAAGTTGGTTGATCTTGAAAGACCTAGAGTTGCCCGTTTCACATCTGGTTACCAGAAATCTAAATACCCTACAGACAAAGGCTTAGATTTTATAGAGGACATGCAGGATAGGAAAACTTTATGGAATCGTGTTTAGTGGATGAGTTCTTGTCTAAGTATTGGACCAAACCTTTTGTCTGGGGTGAACACGATTGCATAGCTTTTGCTATTAAGTATGCCAAAGAGTGTTTTGACGTGGACTTGTCCGACGAGCAGTTACAGGGTTATTCTGATTTTAGAGCTGCTAAAAGGGCCTACATAAGAGCCTGTCTTAAACACGAGGTTAAGTCTTTTAACGAGTATCTGAACAAGAAGCTTAGTTTTACTTTAGGGCCAGCTGACGGTTGTGTCGTAGCCAAGCCTGACGTACAGGGGCTTGTGGGGCACTCCTACGGAGTAGTTAAGGGCGGCTATGGGTTTTTTGTAGACACTAACGGTCTAACTCCCATTAAGCTAGACCCTAAACTTGACCTGTACTGGAAGGTAATTTAATGGCTGAAGCGATATTTATAATCGGCGGAGCACTTGCTGCGCCCGGTGTAGTAACCTTTAGCATTTACACAGGCTTTGGGATTAGCCTTGGTGCCTTTGCCTTGAACGTGGGTCTCGGTCTAGCACTTAATGCGCTTGCCCCTAAACCCAAGTCTCAAGGTGCTAACCGTGGCTATCAAATAAATGCTATGGGGTCAGCATTAGACCACCAAATAATCTACGGTAAGGTGCGTGTTGGTGGGCCTGTACTGTATGATGAGTCTACAGGGTCTAATAATGTTGTATACCACCGTATTATTGCAGTAGCTGGGCATGAGGTTGAATCCTTTGACAAGGTCTACATAGAAGATGAAGAGCTTACCTATGACGGCTCTGGCAACGTCACGGCGCCCGCAAGGTTTCTTAACCTCGTAAAGATAAACTTTCATTACGGTACAGCTAACCAAGCAGCCGATAGTGAACTTGTAGCAGAGTCTGCACACTGGACAGCTGATCACACGCTATCTGGCATAGCCTACATGTATGTGCGTCTTGTGTATGATGTAAAGGCGTTTCCTAACGGTGTACCTACCATAACAGCGGAAGTTAAGGGTAAGAAGGTCTACAACCCTGCCACTGCTGCGACTGCGTGGTCAGACAACCCTGCCCTGTGCTTAAGAGACTACTTAACATCGGAGCATGGGCTTAATGAGGGGATGTATCAGGTTGATAACACCCTTGTTAATAGTGCTGTATATGAGTGTGACCGGCTAGTAACCACCTCTGTGAATAAGATTCAGGTAGGCGGTGTGTATAAAATTAAAACTATTGGCAATACCACTTGGACTAACTATGGAGTGGCGCAGGGCAATGATGTCGTGGGTACTGTCTTTACAGCAACAGCAGTCCCAACGTCACCCGAGACAGGTACCGTAGAGGCTACCAAATTCACTTGTAATGGTTCTTTTACTACTGCACTGACACCATACGAACTGTTAAGTGACCTGTTAACTTGTATGGGGGGCTCTCTGTGGTACTCTCAGGGTAAGTGGCGTATGAAGCCTGCTTACTGGACAGCCCCCGTGATGGACTTAAATGAGGATGACCTTCGGTCCAACATAGAAGTAAGCACTCGGCATTCTCGTAGAGACAACTACAACACTGTAAGGGGCACCTTTCGTGGGTCAGAAACTAATTGGCAAGTTACTGACTACCCACAAGTCCCTGAAAACACAGCAGCAAACCCCAACCCCTTCCTCGTCATTGACGGTGGTCAGGAGGCTGTTGCTGACGTAGACTTGCCCTTTACGGATAACAGTATTGAAGCTAGACGAATAGCTCAGATCAGCTTAGAGAGTAACAGGCAGCAACTTACTGTTAACGGCTCCTTTGGTCTGAGGGCTTTAGGACTACAGGTTGGGGACAATGTAAGGTTCACTAACACAAGGTTTGGTTGGACTAATAAATACTTTCAGGTAATATCTTGGTCGTTTGGAATGACAGGTGAAAAAGACCTACAAATTACCATGACTCTGAGAGAAACTGCACAGTCTGTCTACGATGAGGTGCTCGACAGCGTAGTCTACGAGAGAGACAACACGACCCTGTTGGACCCCTTTGCGGTACCTACTCTTACAATAACCCCAAGCCAAGAAGTCAGGAAGGTTCTGGGTAAAAGCATTGGGGTTCTTCTCCTTGACATAACCAACACAAATAGTACCCTAAGTTCTGCAGAGGTGCAGATCAGAAAGTCTTTAGCTGAGTTTAATGAAACTAATTTTACATCGGTAGGAACTCTGGGTAACTTTGTTGGCACAGAGAGGCTTGAGGTCACTTCTATACTAGAGACCCTCTATGACCTCAGAGTTAGGGGCACTAACACTCTGGGAGTTACCGGTGATTGGGTTACTACACTAGGACACTCCGTAAGTCTTCCGTCACTTCCCCCTGCTGATGTCACTAACTTCTCGGGCAGCGTGGTAGGTACAACCCTATATCTTAGCTGGACACCAGTACCTGACTTAGACTTGGCACACTACATTATTAAGTACTCTCCACAGGCTGGGGGCGCAGACTACGACTCCTCTGTTCTTGTAGCTGAGGTTTCTGCAGGAACTAACAGCTTATCACTTCAAGACGCTGGTACAGGTACCTATTTTATTAAAGCTGTAGATGACACGTTTAGTGGCTCTAATGCCTCCGACAACGCTTCTCAGTTTATAACGACCAGCGCAGGCTTAGAGCAGTTAAACTTAATAGAAACTCGCCAAGAAAGCCCTTCGTTCTCTGGCACACTCACCAACTTGGAAAAACAGTCTTCTAGCTTTGAACTTCCCAGCGCCCCTAACCATCTTATGCTGCAGTTTACAGGTGGGCAGTTTGTAAGTTCTGGGACGTACTACTTTTCTAGTGGCATAGACCTTGGGGCTGTTTTTACCAGCAGGCTTAGCCGTACCCTGCTTACTGGTAGGTTCGACTACAGGGAAACTTTTGATGCTGCTACAGGACTGCTTGACAGTAGGTCAGGGCTTTTTGATTACCAGAGCGCTACGAGGTTTGACGATACGTCTATATCTTTAGATATGCGACACACACCAGATGACCCTGCCATCTCACCTACTTGGACTAGCTGGCACCCCTTTAGTGTATCTGATGTAACTGCACGGGCCTTTGAGTTTAGGATTGTGTTAGGCTCTACTAACGTCAACGTAAGTCCTATTGTCAAAGAACTAGCTGTTGTTGTGGACATGCCCGACAGGATCACTTCTGAGAGCGGTATTACCTTTACCGGAACTAAAAACGTAGCGTATGCCACGCCATTCAAGGTTGCACCAGCTGTGGGAATATCTTTAGCTAACTTAGCTAATGGAGATAGGTATACAATGACAAACAAGTCCCGAACTGGATTTACCATAAACACCTTTACTGGCAACTCAGTTAGCACAAACTCTGTAACCTTAGACTATGTAGCTCAGGGCTACGGAAAGGAAGTGACGTAATGTCGCAACACGATTTTACCATTGGGAATCAACTTTTCCCAGCCACTAGGACAGACCTTAATAACGCCCTTGTTGCCCTAGCCTCTAACTCCTCTGGCACCACAGCGCCCTCTACTACTTATGCTAATCAGTGGTGGTATGAGACTGACACTAACACACTTAAGATACGTAATGAGGCTGACAGTGCTTGGATAGAGATAGCTGTACTAGACCAGTCTGCTAATAATGTGTTGTCTATTACCACGCAGGGGTTAACTCTTGCTGGCACACCCGTAACCGCCACTGGTGCTGAACTTAATAAGCTGTCGGGTGTAACTGCTTCAGCTGCAGAGCTTAACAAGCTAGATGGCATAACTCGGGGGTCAATTATGTACGGAAGTGCAGCAGGGACAGCCCTGTTGCCAAAAGGCACAAGTGGACAAGTGTTAAGCGCCACGGCAACTGACATAGCTTGGGTCTCTTCGTCACCTGCTATTACCAGTGACGGTGCCAGTCCTAGTTTAAGTGCGAACATCACAGGTGCAGAAATTCGCACACTTATTGGTGCGGGGGAAACCTACACTCACCCTAATCATAGCGGCGAAGTAACCTCTACAGCAGATGGCGCAACTGTTGTTGCCAATAATGTTATCGACGAAGCCAACTTAAAGGTCAGCAACACCCCTACAAATGGTTACGTTCTAACCGCCCAAAGCGGTAACACAGGTGGACTGACTTGGGCTGCGGTGACAAGCGGTGGTGGTGGATATGCTGACAGTGATGTTGATACACATTTAAACACAAGTACAGCAACATCTAGCCAAGTTTTAAGTTGGACAGGCAGCGATTATGACTGGGTGACACAAAGTGGCGGTAGTGGATACACTCACCCCAATCACACTGGCGAGGTTGTCAGTTCTGGCGATGGCGCAACGATTATCGTGAATAATATGGTTGACGAAGCCAACTTAAAGGTCAGCAACAACCCTACGGATGGTTACGTTCTAACCGCTCAAAGCGGAAACACAGGTGGACTGACTTGGGCTGCGGGAGGGGGCGACCTTGTAGCAGACACAACTCCTCAACTTGGCGGGAACCTTGACGGTAACGGCAAAAACATCTTACTTGGTTTTGACCCAAACCCCGACTTTGATATTGACGCCAGTGGGTCTGCTCAGACACTAGACGCCCTTGATTATACAAAAATTGCCAGTGGTGTAGATAATGATGAGTTCGACGGACTGCTCGGTGTTGAAGCACCTTGGACTGATACAACGATCAAACATCATTATAAGATCATTAAAGGGAGTTCAACAGGTGCGCTGAGAGATAGTACCGGCTCGTCATCGGATTTTGGTGATTTAGTGGTGTTTGGAAACGTCCACTCAGACGGCACAAACTCAAACATAACCACAGGTATGACTATTGACGGTGGTCACTTGCGGCTTATTGCACAAGGAGAAGCTGACCACAGCACGACAGGCTATGCGTCCCTTACTATAGATGCCGCAGATGTTGCTGTTACAGGTACCGTTGATGGACGAGACATTGCTACAAACATACCCGCAAGTTTAGGTTCAGCGGGTCAGGTTCTTACAGTCAACAGTGGCGCAACTGCTGCTGAGTGGGCTGCGTCGGGTGGTTCACTTACTCTCGTATCGGCAGTAGCTACAACTAGCGGCACTGCCATTGACTTCACTGGTATCCCTTCTGGTGTCAACAGAGTAACGCTAAACTTAGTAAATGTTGGCATGACAGCAAACTATAGCCTTTTAGTGCAACTAGGTGATAGTGGGGGGTTTGAGACAAGCGGATACATTGCCAGTTCTGCACACCACTCTGGCGGCTTGTATAACACAACTGGTTTCAATGTCATTAGGACTGTAACCAGTAACTTTACAAGTGGGATAATGATATTGACTAGGGCAACTGGAAATGAGTGGGTCTCAACACATAGCGTAACCAGAGACTCAGCAGGGTCTGGTGCATTCGGCGGTGGTAGCAAGACACTTTCTGGCGAGCTTACTCAACTTCGCCTCACTCGTCTGACCTCTGGAAACTTCAACCAAGGCAAGGTTAGCCTTTCATACGAGTAGGAGATAGGTATGACTATTAGACAGATAAACGTCCAAACTAACGTTGAGACTACTATTGCTGACAACCGAGTTATCAGTGAAGAGGAGTTAGCTAACGGTATCCGTCAAGAACGTAACGAGCATCTACGAGCAAAGGTAGACGTTATAGCTGGAAACGTTTTACGTTGGGATTGTTTGACAACTGAAGAACAAGCTCTGTGGGCTACCTATCGTTTAGAACTTTTAGATGTACCACAACAAGCAGGATTTCCTAACACAATAACTTGGCCCACTGAACCATCTTAAGGAGAAAATAATGGGATACAAACTAAATCCAACGCCGCCCGTGACCACACAAAAACCCCCAGCCGTGACCACACAAAAACCCCCAGCCGTGACCACACAAAAACCCTCAGCCGTGACCACGGATCATAATAAGGGGAAAATAACGGGATACAAACTAGGACTACGAAGCATGCAGAACTTGTCTGGGGTACACCCTGACATGGTTGCTGTTGTAAAGAGGGCACTAGAGATCAGTGAAAAGGACTTTAGTGTAACTGAGGGTATTCGTAACATCGAACGCCAGCGTATGCTTAAGAAGACAGGTAAGTCTACCACACTTAAGTCTCGTCATCTGACGGGTCATGCAGTAGATGTTGTACCCTATCCTGTGTCGTGGGAGTGGGAGGAGTTCTACCCTATTGGTGATGCTATGAAGAAGGCAGCAAAGGAGCTTGACATTAAAATTGTTTGGGGTGGCGATTGGAAGAAGTTCCCTGATGGGCCTCACTTCCAGCTAGATTGGAAAGCCTACCCCTGTGACTAGCGGGGATGAACTTTGGGTAATGAATAAAAATATATCGGCAAGTCTTATGTTTGCCTTGGTAGTACAAGCCGCAATGATAGTTTGGGCTATTTCACAAATGAGGGCAGACGTAGACGCTAACTACGCCTCTATAGTTAGAATAAGTGCCGATGTTAAGGCTGTTGAAACATCCTCAGTTACCCAAGCCGTACAGTTAGGCAAGATAGAAGAGAACATAAAGGGAATTAAAGAGTCCCTTGAAAGGATGCTTGAGGTAATGGAGAGAGACTAATGCTAGACCCCATAACGGCCATATCAG